TGCATTAACAAGAACAAGGACGACAGTAGCAACCTGCTCTGAAAGTTTTTCAATACTCATTTTTCAATCCTTTCAAAAAGACCGGCGGCAGCAAGGCGGTTAAGCTCAAGCCCTTATCCTCGGCTATACTTTCACTGCTGTGAAAAGGTGCAAGCCGTGTATTAAACACGCCGCCGCCGGTATCTGAACTTGTAAAATGGGGCAGGCAGTTGGTCTGCAACTAAGCCGAATCGAACGGATGATACCCAGTATCGTCAAGCTACCACGCCACTGCCCCATTATTTAGTTTTCAAAGGCGGCTGGTAGGGCAGGACTACGCCTGCCCCGTCGTTAACCATATTGCTTTTCATCGGAATCTGTTTCTGGAATTTACCAGCCGCATCACGGTTACATCCTCATTTCTGGCCTCCTTCAAATTAGTTATTATTCCAAATAAGGGTCAAGGCTGCGCGGAGGGAAGAGGGGGATGCGAGAATACCTTGACCCTGTATCTGCCCCGACACGGCCTTCCGTGGCCGAGGCTTTCGGAGGAGTATGAGAAAAGTCTTGAGTTATAAAAGAACAATGTTAAGAGTGTAGTAGGCAGGATTGGCATAACCCGCTACCTGCTTGCCCGTTCCGGCCACAACGGGCTACGCTACAACTCTTCGTGATGAGGCCGTCTCATAAATGTAGTTCGTATCGTTTCACACACGCTGCTACCACACTCTCAAGTTTTCAAAGAGCCTTATTTCATCTTACTTTACTATCTGCCAATATATCCCATAGACAAAACTAAAAAGCACACTGGTTAATATGACTAGATAAACCTCGTCTTTGGGCGCATTGGCAAAAAATCCAAGCAAGCAAGTAATAAGTATCACAATCCAACAGGTTACTAAACAGCCTATGTGTTTCCGAAGCATTATTTCACCTTATATACTTGTATTTCTTATTTAGCCTTTTTTTTCTTTGTAATTTTTTGGAGTTGAGCTTGTAAATCGCTAATTTCTCTCGTAAGCGCCTGAACTGTCCCGCCTTCAATATACAGGTCGTAATACATTGACTTTATCCGGTCTGTTCTGTTCTTGTCAAATAAACACTCCCCGCCCTTGTCCATAATCTGGGACGTTGCTTTGTTCCAGTAAATCTTTTTCTCTCTCCATTCTTTCCAATTTTTTACTATTTGTGCTACTGCGCCGCCTATCAGCAGACAAACAAATACAAATCCCCCTGTCAGACCCATAACTACAGCACATTTTAACCACCATTCTAAAAATACTACCCACATCTTTATTCTCCTTATCTTATATACTTGTATTTCTTATTTAATCGCTTTGCGAATTTGGCTATGACCTCGCCCATCGTCACGCAGTGGGCGCTTTTGAACGTCTGCCGGATAGCCTCAAGCTGGATTATTCTGTGGGTTTGCTTGTCTAATTGTATTGGATTACGCCTTATCATTTCTGTCTCACTTTCCTATACAGACTATACGATGTCCTTCGGCAGATGCAAGAGAAAAATCCAAACTTTCTACAACTTTTTTACAACTATTGTATTGACAATATGTTATGAGCGAAAAAATTTCTGGCCATCCGTGGCCATATTCTTCCCTAATTCCGTGGGGCTTGTTCTACATACGGCGCAGATGCACTTTTCAGGTCTTGGCCGAAGCCGTGGATTGTGTGGCATCCCGACAGCATCCAGACCAGACCCAAGATGACCGCAGCCTCAACCAGCCGCTTCAGTAAATCCTTCATCTTTTCATCCTTTCTATTAACATTTTGAGATGGTATCGGCAAGGATGAAGTGGGACTTTAATAAAAAATAAAAACCCCCGCCAACCTCCGTGTCAGCAGGGGCAAAAAGAGCCTTAATCCGCTTTAATCTGTTTAGGATTTCGTCGATTTAGCTCTTTTACTTGTTTTTCGGCTCGTCATATCTATCTGCAAGCATTTCCCGTATTTTGTCTTTTAGCTCATCGTTGGCCTTTATAACTGCCTTGAGGCAGATTTTAAGCTGTATGTTTTCTTCTTCACTGGTCATTCCGGCAATCGCCTTAAAATCTCTTTGAAACCATTGTTCATAGCATCTCGCATTTTTCTCTGCTCAACCTTAAATTCTTTCCGCTCGCCTTTTGCCTCGGCTGATTTTTCTATAATAACCCGCATTTTTTCCCCAATAAGGGCAATATCAATCTTATGTTTGTTTGCAAGCTCACAGCCTTCCTTGTCGAGCTTGTCAATGGCCTCGGTATTGGCCTCAATATCCCTGCCGTAAACTGCCCACGTGCCCGCAACCCCTGCTACAAGCAGCACTAACGTTACTATCAGGCCAATAAGTCTAATCTTGCCGTTCGTCTTTGCCATTGTCAGTCCTTTATAAGTTCAAATACTTCTTTTTTTCTTTTTTCGTCCAGCCCTGATATATCTTGCGGGGCACATCAACGGGCACACCATATAAAGTGCCTATGGTTTCAATCATTATAAATGTTCCATCCAGAATCATATCGATAGCTTTGGCTTCATCAGAACTTAATTTTGCAAAACCCGTCCCAATTTTAACAGTCGCCTTTCCTGTTTGATTAACTATATTCAAAGGAAGAGTGCCAACTTCCGGCGTGAACCAGTCTGGTTTTTTATCCAATGAAATCTTTGCTATCTTTTTAATAACCTCTTTCACGGGATAGCCTATGACAGCTAAAATAGAAACAGGTGCGAACACAACGTCAAAAACAAAATCCGCCCAGTCGTCTTCCTTGCGGTATAATATAAGTCCTAACATAAACTTCATCGCAGCGTAGGCAGAAAGAGTCGCCCAGATATTGCCCCAATTCATAGTTAATTCATTGAAAGTATTCCTGTTGTTTTTGAATCCTGTATATTCCCGATACGCCATTCTTAACGGTTGGTCAACGTAAGACCTGAATAGAAACCACATCTTCTTCGATGGTGCGGCTACTCCTGTATGAACAGAACGATTTTCGCCATTGAACATAGGTTGCGTTCGGCGACATAAATAATTTGCTCTCTTAACAAAAGCATCCCAGTATTCGGGGCTATCTTTCTCAAATTCCGTTGGCTCTATACCACGCTTCTCCCAATATTCTCTGCTTCTGCCTTCTCTGTATTTGTCGGCCATTTCAGTTTCCGCCAGCATACCCCCCATTGCGATTGCTCTGGTATCTACTTTATGTATTAGGGTTGTAAAATAATTGACAAAATCAGCCTTATCTGCAAACATTCGCAGGGCTTGGTCGCTTTGGGATATATCCTGCAAGGCCACACTGGAAATACCGCCCTCAACTCGCTGCTTGAATGTTTTCCAGTGTTCTTTGTATCGTTTGATTGTCTCATTAGTGGCAAATTCTGTCGTCGCTATATTTCTGTATTTATTATCAACTTCATTAAAATAACCGTTTACCGAGACGTATTGCCCTAACCAGATATGCGGCTCACCCAAAGTAGCTCGCACTGCACCTCGCAAAATATGTGAGATCAGACTATCAATGGGTGCTTTGTCGTATGGGTGCTGTTCGGTATTTCGGATAATCTGGTCGAGATTAGTAAGTTCTTTGCCGTATCCTAAAGATTTAACTTTTTCTCTGAACGCCTTATAGTTGAGAAGGGTTTTTGCAGAACGATACGCCTTTGCCATACCATAATATTCGCCCACCGCCTGGCGGTCATTGAAGAGACATTCGAAAAAATCCCTTATAATTATCGGTTCTCTACTGCCGGTTCTTGCCTGCAATAAACCCATAGCCTCTAATAAGGAAATGCGATACGTTTCCGCACCTGCAATACCACCTTCAGACCACCGTTCTATATGCCAATAATTCTCCTCCTGCGCTAACGCTATACCCTTCAAATCAAGTGATGTCTGATTGATAGCATCTTTCGATATTGTTGCATAAATATGAACGGCGGCATCACACAATGCGTTTGCTTTAGGATTGGCTTCGATTTTTTCAGCGATAACCTCCAGCTCATCGACAGATAAAAGGCCTAACTTCCTTTTGTTTTCAGGTTTCTTAATGGCTACGCCCTCTCTTAACATTGCCATAAGATTATATTTGGCTTGAGCGTGCATATAAACACTCATCATTTCGGCCAGAGTTAATTGTTCTGTCTTGCCCGCTATTTCAACATCATATACCGGAGTGGCTTTGACATCAGAGCCGGTCATATCAGAAACAATCTGGCGGAATTTCTCGCCTCGTTCACCTTTGAAAATCCGCAAGAATCCAGGACTCATTTCCTGCAAGTCCCGAAGCGATATATCATTGTCCTCCATTGTTTTTTTCAGATAGTCGGAAACATCTGTTTTATAGGTCGCTTCTAATTCTCTACCATCGGATAACATTTCAGGGACGGCCTCAAAAACAACTCCCTGTTGACCGCCTATGATAGTGTCCTGCAATGTTTCTACATCGTGATTATCGGCAGTAGCTATCCAGTCCATAACTTTCTTGGTAAGAGAATGATTTTGCATATCCGTATGGCGGGTGGGCTTAACGCTTTTATCTACTACATCGTCAAGTTCCCGCATTGCAGTATTAAGAACATCCGCTTCATTGCGGGCTATACCACCAAGAATGAGGCTGTTCTTCGTAGCGTTAAGATGTATAAGCTGCTGAAGTTCCTGATTTATGGCAATAAGCTCATCGGTTGACATCTCTGCCGCCGGACGAACACCGATTTTATCTAACTGGCTCATTAAATGAGTGGGTATGCGCTCTTCTGTAAAGTCCCGTTCGTATTTGGATTCGTCGGCACTGCGAAGCGTGTCAAGATGCGCCCGCAGGCTTTCAAGCTTTCGCTGCGTCTTCTCAGTAGGCTTCTTCATAACAAAGCTGTCGGTAACAGCCTTAATCTTATCCATATATTCAGGCCGGATACCTTTTTCATACATCTGCTTACCGGCTTTTTTATTGATGTATCTGACAGTTTTGCGAAGCTCGGCGAAGGCTTTTGCGTGGAAAGCTTTATCAATAATCGCCTGAACAGTTGCCATAGCAGCCACTCTTTCGCTTTGTGTCCGCCCTCTGGCAATTGAAGTCATTAAAATCCTCTGCTGGCTCTTAGTAATAGCAATACCTTTGAGCATTGTATTGGCCATACGAGCAAGGTTCTTGTGTTCTTTGACTATTTCCCTCGCTGCCACCATATACGATTTTTGCGCAGCCTTCGACTGGCCTTTCATAACGAAATTGAGTAACTGCCTTACAGTATATGTTTTCTTCTCTATATCAGGAAGTAAAGGCGCACGCCGCTCTTCTTCAGGTATTATCTCGCCGGAATTAAGGGCGTTCATTTTCGTCACAGCGTTCTTGGCGCTTTCGTGTATGCTAATTTCTTTTTGTGTCTCGTAATCAATTACTACTTTGCCCGATTCGTCCAGACCATATCTGGGCGTGCGGTTGATGTCTTGCTGTAAGTTCTCGGCAGGTTTTAATAGCTCTACCGGCCTCACAGGAGGCTTCTCGACGAACTCACCGGCCTCTACCTGTGCTTTAATCCGGTCGCATTCATCATTGATTTCCTCTCGCTGCTCGGTCGTCAAATCCGCATCAACGAACATATCCCTGACAAGCTCAATTCGTTCCAACTGTGCTTCTTTGGCCACTAACTTGAGCCTTCTAATCTCCTTGCGATGAGCGTATCGGCCACCGGCGGCAAAACCGCCTGCCATTACCATCTCAATCAAACCGCCACTTGCGCCAGCTTCAGAAACGCCCTGCATCAACTTCTGGTCAGTATCAGTAAAAACTATATTCCAGAAATTCCTGTTTAACTCTTGAGTGCTTTCCTCTATAACACCACGGCCGTAAGCCTTACCTCCGCCTATAATAGTTGCCGCTGCCGTTCCTGCCATTCCTTTGGAAACGTTTTTGCCTATACCCTTAAAGATGTTCATTTTTTTACGAATTGTCCATTCCTCGATTATTGCCTCGCCCTGCCCTGTTAAAATAGCCTGTGGTAAAGCAAAATGAGGCGCAATCCCCCTGTCTCTTAATTCGGCGTAGGTCTCTCCCATAATCGGGACAGCCATACCCTCGACCCTACCAAGCCACGGCAGGAACTTTGCGCCTTTACCTATCATCTGTGCAGCCTTTGTGCCTGCAAGATGGCCGATATAAGCCTCTAATAACATCGGCACAGCCTCTAAAACGCCTTGATAAATATAATGAGGATTTTGCAGATATGTTTTCGTAACGTCCATAAAACCATCACCAGTATCTCTGGGAATAATTTCGGGATGTTCTTTGTAGTAAGTCTCTACTGCTTCGGACATTTCCCTGCTCCAGGTGCGTAGTTTGTCATCGTATTCCACAGCGTCCGCACCCCACGGCAAACCAGTGACGTAACCTATCGCCTCGGCAGTTCCGGCGATTCCCTTCATTCCCCTTAATCCTGCACGGATAAGAGATTCGTCCGACCATTTTTTAACCCTGCCGAACCAGTTATCGCTATACATCCGGCTTTGTTTAGCTTCGATTATATCCTTTTTGGCATTAGTGGTTTTATCCTGAACGGAAATAGCAGATACCCCTTCACCGAATAATTCCTTAATCATTGCATCGTGATTTTCAAATGCCTGATTAAAAGGAATATCATAAGTCTCAGCAAGGTAAATGGAATTGACAAGTTTCGCTCGAAGTTCATCTGGCTTGGGGTGACTGTCCAAAGCAGCAATCGTCTGATGGGCGGTATAATCAGTTTCTTCGCCTGCAAGCCAATCATCGATACGCCCATCGTTAATGAGAGTATAATCCAGCCGCTGCATTAAGGCTTTACGTTCGGGCGTGCGAATATCTTTGGCTTTGTCCCAAACAGAGCCGCTGCCCTCTGCTGTGGAAATCTTTATTTTTTCAGCTTCATCCCAAACGTTCATTCGTAATATCCATCCCTATGTGCTATTTTTATTGCCTCTTCCCTATTATCCGCAATATCCAAGTAATGCCTTGCTATTTCAGGTGTGAGCAGCTTTTTCTGGCTTCTGAACTCTTTCAAAAATAATCCCAAGGGCGTTTTATATCGCTGGTATGCTTTTCTGAACTCTATTTGAGCATCTATCGGTAGCTGCTTGAACTGTTTTTCGTGTTCCTTTGTTTTGTATATTGATATCCCCATTCCTACAGGTGATATTCTTATTGCAAATCCGAGGGCTTTCTCTATGACAGATTGTGCATAATCTTCGCTCACAGGGGCAACGAGTTCTGCTGTTAATTTTCTTGCATCTTCGGGCGTTATGCCCTCTCTCGCTTTGGCGTCAATTTCATCGTGCATCTTATCAACAGCATCCATATATTTCATTACATCTTCGGGAGCGCTGTCTTCGTCTGGAGCTTCTATACCCTCAATCGGCATCTTGTTATCTTTTAATCCGTCTATTCTATCGTGCGCCCGCTTAATATGAGACTGTGCCAATGGACTGTCCTTGCGCTGCATCTCGTCCTGTAATTCACCTAATTCAATAACCTCATCTGGCGTTAAGCCGTGTCCCATTTTTTTAGCGACATCTTCAACGTAATCGACACTATCAGGGTCTTCCCGTATCTGTTCTTTTATGGAATTATAATAAATCGGGTCGTGCGTTTTGAATATATCAACAGGGCTTTTCTTTCTGTCTAACTTCTCTTCTCTTTCGGCTAATAAATTTTGAAAATGGGTTTTTAATTCAGAGCCTTCTAACATATCAATTGTAGTGGTGTCTCTGGGATTTTTAGTTAATTCAGAAGCAATTTGCTTAAATGTTTGTGTAATATATGTATTGATTTGTTCTTCTGCTTTATTTTTATCACGACTTATTGCAGCATTGGCCTGTCTCCATAACGCAGTCTTATGTTTTTCAGGCAAACCAGATTGCTCAATTAAAGCCAATGCAGTTTCCGGCTCAAAGCGTATTGCATTTTGGATAAGAGCTTCCTGCTTCACCCTTTCCATCTCCGGTATGTCAACGGCCTTGAACAGCTTGCCCTCTTCTTCGCTGTAAACCCGATTTTCCACCTGCTCATCCACGAAAGCGATTGCCTTATCTGTCTCACCGCCAGCCTTGTATATTTGCAGTTGTGCATCAGCCTTCGCCCTCTCCTGCTTCGTTCGTGTAGTCGCAGCCATTGTCAATGCTTTTTGGGTATAAAGACTCTCGTTCAGGGCGAGAAAGTTCGTCATATCCCTTTTGGCCGGTGCGGTTTTCATTGTCGAAGGAATTGTCTTTATCTGCGCATTGACTTTCGACCACTGCTTCTTCAATTCTTCAGGGCTGATGTTGGGATTATCCGCTACATAAGTATTGTAACCCTCCAGAAAGGTATTCAGCTGCCCTCTGCCGGCAGCTACTTCGTTAGCTGCCTGCGCCTGTATAATCCCAGCCCATATCTTCTCGCCGAAACCGGCAGCCAGCCGACCTAACTGACGCTGGCCGGATGTGTCGGCTAATGAATAAGGCGGTTTGGCTATACCCGCCCTTTCGGGCGGCAGTTCTGTTTTCTGGTATAGTGGTATATTAATCATATTCTAATTATTCTTTGTAAAGCTCATTAAACAATCTAATATCCATTATAATCCTGTGCCCAATTTATCTGAAGTATATTGCAAACAAACTCCGTGCAATTCCGCTGTATCCGTTAAGTCGTCATCGCCGTCAACGCCCAGTCTTTTTACTCTGCAATGCATACAGACATCGGTTGCACTCGGCAAATCAATTCCTGTAATCTCCGCTACAACCAAACCATTGGCCTGTGCCACCGCATTTGAATTAACCGTCAAGGTTTCCTGCGCCGCAGCAGTTGTATCTTCTCCGGCGGAAGTCCATAAATACTCTAATTGCCACACTGCTGTTTCTGTAGTAACTGGTGTATTTGTGCTCCATCCTATCAACAGCGAAGGGGCTACGCCCCTGTCCATATCAGGCGGAGTCCGTAGATTAAATACTATGGTATCATCAGTCCCATCTGAAAACTCCCATGCTCCGCTTATGCCCCATTCCTTAAAGGCCGCCGGTTTTGTTCCGGGCGCTTTTAATGCGTTAAAGGAAATCCATATACCCCTTAATACTCTTGCCGTGCCGTTTAAAGTCAATTCGCCGTCGTCGGCGAAGCTGGTGTAATTTGCAGCACCGCCGATATTCGCATCTGCGAAAGTCCCCGTGCCGAGAGTAGTGATATTACCGGATTGCATATCGAAGTTACCAGTATCATCAACATCAAGCTGCAACTCATCCCCATCAACGCTGTGCTTGGAGTAGATTTTCAAATAGCCGGCAACGCCGTCATTCTCTTTGCCGTAGAAAATCTTTAGCGGATAACTTCTTTCCTTCGTTGCTATATTTGCAGCGTATCTTGGGCCAAGCTCTGCGATGTTCCCAGTTGTTATCCTCATCATTGGAACGCTTGCACCAACATCAGCACTTTGAAGACTAATTTCTTTATTGTTAGCCCACATAGTTTTTTTTGCCAAAAAGAATAGCTCCCCATAATCTCCACCAGGAGTCCACGAACCCCTAAACTGTAGAAACTGGTCTATATCATTATCATATCTAATCCCAACAATTTCAGGTCTGCCGGAACCGTGTTCTAATTTAATCCCCAAGCCTTTTAACTCTCTGTCGAGAAGTGTCAAGTCTTCGTTCTTAACCGTAAATGGAGTGCTCGTAGCATCGCCGGTTTCTTCAATAGCAAGTCGCTTGACAGTCCCTATACCGCTAAATGTGCCATCAACACCATTAACATCGTCTCCAACATCAAGCCCGCCAGTCATAACAACATCGCCGTCTGTCTTCAATAGAATCTGGTCGGCATTTGCGCCTGTGTATATTTCCAACTCTCTTACAGTCCCCGTGCCAGCTGCGGTTGACCCTATAAGATACTGTTCTGCATCCTCGCTCCAACTCAGGGAAAGCCGTTCGGTATTTACTTGTGACGCAACCGTTCCCTTTCCAAATATCTGAAAGCCAACGCTGTCTCCTCCATCGCCCCTTTTAGTAAACAAATCGACATATAAAGCCTTGTCCAGTGTCTGCCCCTCGATATACAGCGAAGTCTTTCCCAGGCCGCCGAATTTAACATCGGATTCTGTAGGGCTGGTAAAAAGCAAACTATCAGATAATATGGCATTTTCCTGGTTTATCGTTACCGCCCCTGAAATATCACCGCTTGCAATTACAACAGTTCCGTCCGTTAAAGTCCTTGCCGTTATCTGGTGTGTAAATCTTACATTTGCATCAGGAAATAAAAAGTCATCCTCCGATTGGTCGTATTCTATTGAGCCTGTATTGACCGAACCCAGAAAGGAGAATACCGTATCATCAGCAGAGCCGGTGCTACCGCCGGTAAATAAATGCCCCTGCATAGTTATATCATCGGTCGAGGTTAATTGCTCCGCCTGAACTATCTCACCAGCAGTTAAATTCAAGGCAGTCAATATGTCATTGCCGTCATCGAAGTAGAAGTTCGTATTGTCTTCGGTGAACCCGCCGTTGGCATCTATGAAAACAACCGAGCCTTCAGTTAAATCAGATATCATATAAGGGGTAATAAGAACATCATTTACATCGTCCCAATACATTTTATCGGCAGTATCAAATGATATATCGCCGGTCTTGAAATATAAAATGCCTTCACTCCAACTCCAGTAAGTGTCTTCGTTATCTCGATAAATCTGCGCCTTCTTCGTGCCGTCAGGTGAAAAGAGTTCTATCCTGCCATCGGATATTTCGACATTGGCAGCAGCCGTTGACGTTAAGAACAGAATGAGAAAAATCTTTTTAAGCATAAGCTCCTCCCATACCACCCATACCAGCCCACGTCCCTTGTGTAACCCTTACGTTCCTGCCCTGTAGAGAACCAACCGCCCCTCCTCTGCCTAACGGCACATTTGTCTTTCCATTAAACATCCCGCTTTCAGCACCCATATAAGCGATAGAACCAAATCCCATAATACCCGTAGCCCACGCAGAACGCTTCGCCTGCTTTTTAGCGGCCTTACCAGTAGCAATCTCCAGAGCAGCACTTGATTCATAATATCTTTTTCCTTCTCGGCCCCGTTCCAGAATATATCCTATGTCTTGTGCAATAAGAGCTTCTGTTTCAGCTTCAATAACCAAAGGTGAGCCTACATTGATTCTAATACCGGCGGCAGCAGCTACGCCTTTCTGTCTTTCTATAAGCCTGCGGCCACGCTCTTTTGTTATCCCCGCCTGCGCAATAGCGGCCTTTTCTGCCATTTCAGCATTTTGCCTATCAATGGCCGCTCTGGATTCAGCAATTTTCTGAGCCTGCTCACCCTGCTGGCGGGTGGCCTGTATCTGCATTACCGTGCCAGCCCCCATCGCAGCTATAGCTAATGTTTCAAGCATTATCCTAATACTCCGGCAGAACCAAAACCCTCGCCTATCAATGAAGGCTTACCTAATTTCGGCTCACCCCAACCTTTAGTTAAAAGTGAAGCCATACGCTGCCTGTTTCGCCTTTCCCGTTCGGACAGTTGGGTTATCGGAGTAGCGGTTTTTTTAGGAACCCCAGCTCTGACCGCAGGCGTTCCTTTCTGCAATGGCTGGCCTCCAGCACCAAACGAAGATGCTGTAATTCCCCCCATCGCCCCGCCAATAGCAGCACCTTGACCGGCAGTAAGTCCACCAGCACCTCCAGCGGCTGCACCACCGATTGCCCCGCCGATACCACCGCCAGCAGCACCCCACATAGCGCCTGCGCCCACATCGCCGCCGGTAAGTGCGGCTACCCCAGCACCCGTCCCAGCCCCTATGGCTGCACCGATTAAAATTGCTTCAATACCCATTATAAAACCTCATACATATTGTTTATTACACCGGAGAACAACTGGCTTTGCTTCACGCCCCTAAAGATAGCGCCTAAAAAATCACCGTATCGTTTGCCATTATCCAAATCCGATGGTATGGCAAACATTACCTTCTCCGAATGGCTTTCCTTCCATTTATAAAGCTCTTTACGAAATACTACCGCCGCCCTCGCCCTCTCTAAACGAGATGCTATACTTGAATAAATCGCCCATATTTCCCAGACGTTACCTTTTTTTACCACACCACAGCAGGCAACAACCTTTTCGCTTTTCACGTAACTTACAGCTTGCCCGACGGCGACCATTTTCTTTGCGTCCTCGAAACTAATACCCCGCCATATATCTCTGACCTCAACGAGATTGTCCTTAATCGCCATTATATCTTCAGGTTGTAACTGTCGAATCATCTTATTTCCATATCCAGCACAATCGCACGAATACCAAAAGGCGCAGGGTCTCCACTTTCGAAGTAGATTGTCTGCTTCGTCATTCCCGAATAGATAAACGGAAACTGTAATAGTTTTACTTCGGACGTAAATAAGTCCTGCTTCGCTGTCAGGGTTGCACCTTGATAAAATTGTATATCAGATAAAACACTATCAGCACCATTACCGAAAGAGCATTGACCAGTCTTGTAAAAATCGACATACAACCGTTTGATTTTCTTGTTCATCGCCATATCCTGCGGATGCGCCCTTATCGGCAGGGTCTCTAATTTAGCGGTATAAGGCAAGCCGACAATAACTCTCGCCGAAGAAACGCCAATCGTTACCGCCCCGTCACTAACCGTTTCTTTCGGCAAGACCATTCCATCAGCCCAGATACTAATTGATTCAGCCTCTAAATGGTCTAACCCGCTAAAAGAGGCTGTTGCCGTCGAATCATAACCCAAGCCGGAATCCACAAACCAGCAATCATCCTGGTCGTCACCCCAATCGAATGGCTGAAACTGCTCGATATATCTATAATCCGTCCCGTCAATAGTTCTTTTAACCGATACCCAAACCTCATCCTCATCTTCACCGGAGGATATAACCGCAACACTCTCAAAGTCACCATCCGTTATCTGCTTCGTCCAGGCAATTACCGACTGGTCTTTCAGATAAGTCAAAGTAGCTATGTCACCGTTATTTAATACGCACCAGAGAATAGGGTTCGGTCTCAACTGGAAGGCAATATCTTTAATCCCCGAGTCAGTAATCTCCGGCGATAGCAAGGTCAGGTCGGGCGAGATATATTTGTCCCGTTCCAGATTATAGTCGAACTCTCTTACTTTCCTCGCTCCCCTTTCGATATAAAGCATTGCTTCACCCGCCCGAACCACACCCAGTTGGGCCGAGCCGTATCTTGTCTGCTCCTGATAATTAGGTGAGGTCGGCGTAATTGCTTTACCGTCATCGCCGTATTTACCACAAGAGCCGGAAGTGCCTATGAATAAATAATTACTGCCCAATAACCATCTGATAGGGTTCTGCCCTGGCAGGGCAATCGTAAATGCAGAGGTATCTAAAGTCCCTTCCAGAAAATCAGTATAATCATCGGGATTGGCCTGGCCGAACCAGATAGTTTGCGGATATGTCTCCGAACCGCCGTATGTAAGTCTCTGCTGATGAACGGTCACTGCTTCCGGCCAGCCCCTATAATCAGACCAGTAACCCTCTCTCCAGGTAGAGGTCGCAGCAGTATCAACTAAAGCTGTAAGAACAGTCGCCGTCGCCGATACACCGGAGGTAATAGCAGTTATTTCAACAACACCCTTGTTCGTATTGTCGGTGATAGTGAATACATAATCAGGTGTGCCACTACCGAAGTCACTGCATACTACTCGATAAACAGCGCCGTCCTCTTCATATTCAGTTGGATTGTCGAAATCAGTATCAGTTAATGCTGTCAGTGCAGGTCTCCACGAGATACCGTTGTTCGTGCTTCGCTGGAGTGTTATTGTGCTGTCTGCGTTATCTGTCGTGGTAAAGCCATAGTCGCCGGAAAAATGGGGTGTTGATATTGAGACCCCATTAGCCGTAAATGTGCCCGATATAGTTGAAGTGCCTCGAACCTGGTCTATCCTCCAAATCGAACCAATATGACTTGCACCTATATCCGGCTCAAATATATCAAAACTTGCAGTTAGTGTAATTGAATCACCAACATTTACATCTCCTACTGGCGTTATTGTCGTAGTAGTATCGTTCTCCGGCAGGAACGGGCCGGTTTCAAAATCAACATCCTCGATTGTCCAGTTGTCGTGGGCCGACCGAGAAAGAACCTGCGGCGGGTCACTGCCATTGGTAAGATACATCTCATTATCAACTTGAACGTAGCGAACGTCCCATATTTCATCCGAATCGTAATCCGTTGATATTTCATAGGGGTCGTCACCAGCAAGTATCTGCCCGTCATTGCGGTAGAATCGTAAATACTCATCGCCAAATTCGAGAATATAAGCATCATCAGTAGAATACTCGAATGGTATGAGCCGCACACTGCCTGCCGCAGAAGCAATGTATTTCGTGCCTGGCCTTTTGAGGGCCGGCCCCTGAACAGTAACGAACATATTCTCAAGCGTTCTGCACGATGATGTGTATTTCTCATAATCCGCCCGTGCCTCAATTAACGGTGATACTTGGCCAGTATTAAAATTGGTCATAGACGGCATATAGCCGAAAGACGCCGAGCACAAGACTAAAACTAAAGCCAGTCTTTTCATATCAGTAAAGATAACCAAATACATCAATAGTAGCAGTAACGGCACTTGCATCGCTGGATACGTCCGTTTGAATACCAAAGGCATCGCCTGCGGCGAATACAGCCTCTACTCGTGTATCATCTGCGGTCACGCAATAGAAGTCATCAGTCGCATCTACGGTTGATAGATTGACCGTATCGTTCCAGCCTGCGGCCGCTGTCCCCGCCCCGAAATCATTGTCTGTTCCGCAGGCCACAGCACCACTTAAAGAATGAATAACCACTCTTGTTACGATGCAGGTTTTACCAGGGGGAACGGTATAAAGAGTAGCTTTCGTATTATTAGTTCCCATAGCAACGGAAGTTGTCGTGCTAAGAAGACCTTGAGAGGATTCTTCCAAATCTGCGCCCATTACCAACACAGTAAGAAGCAGGCAGACTATTAGCCACGGTAGTGTTTTTTCCCTGAACATTTTTTTCTCCTTAATTAGTAACCATAAGTAACAACATCACCTTTATAAGTAACAACGTCACCTTTGTAAGTAACAACATTAGACGGCGTTAAAAAATGCCTTATATCTTCAGGCAGAATTACTATCTGGCTTATGTAAACATCTTCTGAATCGTGACCTGAAGATTTAGTAACCTTAACCTCAATCGTATCGCCATCATCTGAATAATTATCCGTATCCCCGATAATAAATGGCATACCACCGGCAGGATACGGGATGAACTGGTCGCCGCTATTGGAAATTACCTGGCCTGTAAGCTGGGTAGCTAAATGACCGTCATTGCTGTTATACACCCTCATCGCCACTGTGGCCGTCCCCGATTCGCTTTTCATATAAAAGTAAGCCCTGTAATTCCCAGGTGCAAGCATTGCAGGTGATTTTATGCCGCTTATCATAGCATAATTGCCATTGGTTGTTATAGTAGCCCTGCGACCATAAAGACCTCTTGTATCCGCTACCCGCACGGCAGGGCTGACAGTCATATCCGGCGGAAGAATAGTCATTGAATGTTGGCCGCCGGCAAGTAAATCACCTACCAATCCAGACGTCCACGATGTTGATATAATACCTTCAGGATTACCGCCAGGGGTATGAGGCGAGACCAAAGTTCTGCTCGGGCTATAATTATAATATGTTTGCGTGCTGCGACCTGGTTGTATATCACAACCTAAAGATTCTCTTGCAATATAATAACCACCGGAAGTATTCCCCTCAAACCACGAACCTGTCAATACAGTATCTATTGCGACACCTAAATATAAACCATAGCCAGTATTACCTTGGAACGAACCGCCGATAATGACATTACCATTACCATTGGCTATTCGCATTCCATCTTTGTCTGAACCATCCTGCGACCAGGAATTTACGTTGATGAAAGTATTGATATTGGGTTGATAGGTGCCGTCTGTGACTAAATATATTCCGTGGTCGTCACAATCTCTAACGTGAACATCTGCGACTCTGGAATAATATACATTGCCGTAAACCTGCAAACCATAACTGCCGCAATCGGTTATCTTGACTCTCTTTATTAAATGATGCCAGCCGCTATTTGCGTTAATCCCAATACCGGAAGTTGCGTTACCTAAAATTGCCAAATCTCTTACTGCGTTGTAACAATTGTTTCCTTCACCAGTAGAGTTGATAGTAATAGTAGGATTGCCGCTACCAGTATTGTCGTCGATAATAGTTAAATTCATATTCTCGCCTACAAGCTCTACTTCGTGTGCTTCAATAGTAAGAACGTCCGCGATAAGAGTGTAAACTCCGGCAGAAAGATTTACCTTCCCTCCACCGGTAGCTTCGGCAGCATCAATAGCCGCCTGTATATACTCAGAATCGTCAAGACCATCATCTGGTATCGCACCATAGGCATCTACATAGTAAGTCAGCCCAAGCGTCTGCTTCGCAGCACCGGAAGTTGTATCATCAAGAACCGTTTCCATAAAAGAACTAACCTCTACATCATCGGGCGTTACCCCTGATACATACGTCAATGTGCCGTCGTCGCCGAAATAAGGATACGTCTCCGCCCTTAAAGCAAGCCCTGGCAATTCCATATCGAAGGATGCCGAATCAGTTTCCTGCAATCGCACCGTCCTGTTGAGCCTGTCCTCTAAATCCTGAACCTGACGGGTTAGTTTGTCCAAAGACGCCTCTACTGTAACTACTGTTGTCGCACCAGAGATAGTCTCCTGACTCTTTTTTATCGACCGGACAATAACAATCCTGTAAGTGGATGCGTAAGTATCTGTTGTAGTTACTACACCGCCATTAAGATAATCACTGCTGGTTGCTTCAATTGTATAGTCTGTATCTACAGTCAAAAGACTTTCCACACCAGTAGCAATAATGTGAGTATAAACCAATACATCATCGGCGGAATTACAGGCGAAAGTAAACGTGAACGCAGTAACCGAACCGTTGCAGCTAAAATACTGCCTGACAGTCTCATCTTCGGAAACCGTCCCGAAAGCCGGAATTGCAAATAATAGAAATAATACCATTATTAGTCTTTTCATTTTCTTTTAACTCCTTATGAAGCATCCTCGACTAAATAATTCATATCCACCTGCTTTATACCCGTGCCTCTCAAAGTCTTGTTCCGCCCGCCGGACAAGTCCTGAACCGTTCTGGCTGTATCATTGAAGCCTGTTTGATTAAACGCCTGAGCGTCCGGTATGCTCTTTAAGTAATACTCCTGCATCATCGCCGCCCGTGCTTCCATATCACGGCCAACTACCGGACAGAGTTCCGCAGCTAATAAAGTGGCAATGCACTCAATCATCTGCTCGGAAAATGCACCTACAGTAGTGATGTCAATGGCATATTCAATAAAGGCGCTGTCAGTGTCGTAATTACTCAATGTATCAGTCAGGAGAATCTTGCCGTTGCCTTTGGCATTAGCTATCATTTCCCACTGATAATTGACGTTCGTTCTTGTCTGATAATTAGTCGGGTGCTTTCTTGTGCTTATGGAATTTTCATTGAATTGCCGGATAACAACAAGACAATTACTCGGTAGGTTAAAGGCGTATTGCCACTGGCCTATTTCCGGTGCATCGCTTATTTCAGCACCTAAATCTTTGAACCGCACAGTTTCCCGAAACGGGCATTCTCTTATAGCAAGGTCGATAATAGACCTTCTTCTCACTCTCGGAAGACTGAATTTGCAGAACGTCGATACATTGTCCGTGCCGTCTATACTCGATATGAAAGCATTGCCCTGAAGCTGGTCGCCAGCACCGCCAATTTTGCCGAGCGAAATATTGCATAAATCAGTTTCGGTCATTACTTTTTTCCTTAATATCATCTAAGTAATCGTGTATTAACTGCCAATGAGTAGCGTGCAGCATCTCTGTCGCTTCTATAAGGTCAAATCCTTTGTCTTGCCTGCCTTTTTTGCCGAAATTTGTTTTTACGAAAACATTGTCCTTATTAATGCGCTTTTTACATTCACGTATCACGATAATTTCTTTATGCCTACTGGCAAGTTCAGTAATTAAATCACCAGTTGAAACCAAATTTAAATCATCCATTACCATCTCCTTCCACGTCCTGTTTTGCGTGTAGTTTTGCAGCCGCCACGACCTCTGTTTGCCCTGACACCTCTGCCACTACCATCTTTTCGGGGAACTCCTTTCTTTGCCATTATTTTCCTTTCGAATGTTTCTTTGCTAAGTATGCTCTGTAAGCACGTTCAGCACTGGCCTTGTTCTTAAACGTCTTACTTCCCATTTTCCATTTTCCGCCAACTTTTCTTACCGGCACAATTTATTGTCCTTTCTAATACTAAGCTCTCTTACATACCAGCAGACTATCTCAATGGCTTCGTTATAAGTAAAATACGAATTCAAATGCCCAATGTGAAAATGACAGTCTTTGCACATAACAATCAGATTAGAATGGTCAAGTGCCAAGTCCGGCCTTATGTGCCGAGGAAGTATGTGATGAACCTGTATCTTCTTCTTATACCCGCAGCAGGCGCAAATCCGGCCGTGCTTTTTCAAGAAAAGCCTGCGGCATCTCTGCCAAGCCCAGTTCCAGCTGGCCCCGTCGGGTGCTGTCAAATTTAACAAATGTCTTTCAAACATCAGTATAATCTGCCATAAACCGTTACATCGCCTGCTTCACCTGTTTGTGCTGGAGTTGCATCGTAAACAACAAACTGCACCCATTCCAAACCGGTCATATCCACTACGATAAAGGCCATTTCGTTATCGCCGGAATTGTAAACGGCTACCGAAGGCCATTTGGTAGTCTCATCGAGATTGATAGTATCCGCCCAAAAAACAGGATTAGCCTGCACAGTAGAGTCTGTGTTATTGTCTGTTGACGCCATACCACTGCAAACGATATTATTAGCGTCCGTTGCAGTCGTTATCGCATAGTAACCATTCGTAATATCCGTGCCAGTTACATAAATCATCATACCGGCAACAGTGCCATCGAAACCTTCGTTAGTAACTGTAAAAGTTTCACTACTGTGTGTATATGTCACACCCGTCTCATCAACCAATGCACCTACCGCATCAGCACTATCATCGGGATATGTAATAACCGCCTGTGTCCCAAGGATACCATCTCCCTCTGCTATGACCTGAAGCATACCATTGATTCTACTCCAGCCAACAATATTGAAACTGAATGTATTATCTATGGTATTATCATCGCCAACATCGTAATTCTTGCCGCAGATAGCAAAGACCCACGCACCACCAGATGACTGATACTCCGTGCCGTCACCACTGCCCTGATAAGAGCGTATATGGTAAGGCCCGCCGTTGGCCACAGTAGATGAGTCCTTATTGGCGAAATTGCCCTGAATAGGCAAATTATAGACCTCCAGAAAGTCGCCGCCATCCTCATCCGCCGTTTCACGAATCAGTTTCCATCCTGAATGGTAAGTATCCAGAGGTATAGCCGGTAGAATAGTGCACAAAAGCAGAAGCAGTATGAGAATGTGCCATTTTCTTAACATCTTTTTCATTTTTATTTCTCCTTAAAAAGCATGTCTTGTTCTGTAAGTAATACGATACTCTATATAACGACTTCTTATGCCCGTAATAATATCCGTTGTCGCACTTGCTGAACTTGACGCTGTGCCGGTATTCGGAATGGTATCTCTCGCCTGAACGGTATATGTATATTGTGTTCTTGATGCTAAACCAGTATCAATATAGATTGGGCTTGATTGCCACCCGCTATTTGAAGCGCCTTGATTATCGGTTGTTTCGGTAAAATTATATTCAACCGTAGTGCCACCATCAGCCGCCGTTGTCGCCGTCATAATTATTGACGAGGTGTTCAATGCTGTCGGGGCAACAGAAAAAGTAGCAGGGTCTGGTTCTGGTGCAGCCGTGTCTGCAACGACTACACTATTGGAATCTGACCATACCCCTGTCTCCGGTGGATCGGAAGCATCCCTTAATTGCAGTCGATAAGTATATGTAACGCCTCCATCAAGGTTGGCATCAGTGTAGCTTGTGCTTAATTGCCAGTCGGAATCGTCACTGCCAGGATTACCGGTTGTTTCGTCAAAATAATACATAATTGGGGCATTGGCGTCAGTTCCTTCAGTTGCTACCATAGTAATTGCGTTTTCACCATCAGCAGCAGGGTCAGTAGCCCAGGTCGCTGGATTTGGTGTTGGCGGGCCTGCTTCAACGTAACCTTCAATATTTTCGTAAGCACCGGCATCAGGGCTTGCGTCACGGGAAACACCGAGGATGTCCGTAGAAGGAGAGTTTTCGGGGTCGCCGTGCCCAACTCCTAAACTACTTGCTGATGCGTGGGTAAAATCGTTGGCGTCAAAATCGGAGAATAACTCTCTGAACGTAGCGTTGTCCCAAGCGCCATCGAGGAAATCCGAAGTACCATCATATACCCAAGACTGCATACCTGTATCTTGCCGATTAACGATATTGTAAGACTCCTCCGTTATATGTGTGTATGAATCGGAACCGGCATATCCTAACTGCAAATAACTTATGATGTTGTTCTTGATAGTAATGTCTGTATTTGAAGGTTCTGTGCATCGAAGCCTGCCGCTAACAATATTATTCCTGAATACCGCACCATCGGTCGAACCTATAAGAACAGTCCCAAGATACTCATCGTCACCGTCAGAATACTGTCGATAAAATATGTTGTTTTCGACCGTCAAATTATCAGAGCCCGTTCCTGTGTCATTCAGCCACATAATCTGTGTATCTGAATTGTAAAACAAGTTGCCACTGATAGTCACTCCTGTATTTTGTACGGTTGAAGCGTTGAACTGAATGTGGTCGGTATGGACACCCCCTTGAAAGTAATAAACAACATTGCTCGGCGTACCACCCGAAGCCACAGTCTTGCTCAAAGTTATTTTTGTATCACTTACCACTGTTACATAGACATTATTATCACCGGTAATAACGTTATTGCCGGACACAATGAAAATTTCAGTTGACGTAGCCAGCGTATCGCCAGCCGTATTCCACTCGGCCGCACCGTTGTTCATTTCAAGACCGTCCGCCTCAAATATGGTGTCCGTAGGAGTTTCGGACAACGTGGCAACCCAATAATTAAGGTCGTAAAACTCACACCCGCTAATGAGAAGATTGTTCGCATCAATGACAATTATACCATCGCTTGCCAAGTTGTGTATTTTGCTATCTTCAATACTGATATTGGTATTATCAGACGTATCACTTAACTGGATACCAATATGACAATCTGTTATATTGCAATCGCTGATTGAAATATCGTTGGCTTTCAAATGAATACCCCACGAAAACCCGCCAAGACGATGAGCAACGGGGGCGCGAACCGTACATTCTTTAACATCGACATCGGACGCACCATTGTAAAACCAGAATCCCTTAGCTTCATCATTTACAGTTGCAAGGGTATAGCCGTCACCGATGCAATCCAGACCTACAAAATTAACATCGCTGAAATTTTGGAGCCTAACGCAATACCCCTTTACGTGAGTTGGAGTAATAGTCAAATCTTCAAATTGCAACTTAACTGATATACTGTCACCAACCAGATTTATGTAATCAAAATCAGGAACTTCGCTGTCAGCGGCTTTAATCGTCAACCATTCGTCGCGAGCTTTTACGAGAACGCCGCCGGAAAGGTTGTCATAATCGCCCGTGTAAACTAACACGGTATCGCCCGCTCCATCATCGCCAAGAGCATCAAGGAGGGTGTCCATTGCGCCCCAGGTTTTCTTCGCCGCTCCAACAGATAAACCATCCCCCGAATCATTAGGCCGGCCAGCATCAAGATAATAAGTCGTTGCACTTGCCTGATAAGCAAATAGCAATATCAGGAATAGAATGCGCTTCATAACATTCTCCCTAATTAACTAATTTTTTGGCTTCAGCAATAGCTTTGGCTTTGGCCTCGGCAGCAGCTTTGGCTTTTGCTTTAGCCTCTTTTGCAGTCTTCTGCTCGGCTTCAAATTCGGCGAGCAATGCTTTCGCATCGGCGATTTTTCTGGCTTCCACTTCTTCAATTTCCGCACGCACGGCTTTCGCTATGGCCTTGGCCTCAAGCCTGGCACGAGCCGCCTCTGCTCTCTCTGTAAGCGGGGCTATCACAATGTTAATCCCATTTATGCCATCCACCACGCCATCCAGAAACCTTTTCAGCGTTTCGGGATTTAAGTTTTCAATCTTTTTCATAATAGATTCCTTAAAATATAGGAGCGAGCGGTTAAACCCGCCCCCATTAAAGTTAAACTTATGCTCCGCTTGTTACAACAGCAGTTGCAACCATTGGTTCGTAGCGGATGTAAAATACAACTTCATCATCAGCATCACCATTTGCGCTGAGGTTCATCTCTATTACGCCCGCAGGTGCGATAAACTGCATATCTGGTGCGACAGCACCACCGGCTGTAACCGGAGTCATTGCACCGCCAAACGTAGCATTGCAGTACCAAATCGTCCCAGCAGCGTCGGCAGTTGTATCAACCGCCGAAGTAATATCTACCTGTGAAGCACCAGGGCTTGTGGGAGTCATAGCGAATTTCATATTGATAGTAGCTGTCTTTATCGTGTTGGTAACTACACCAATCAATGAAAGAACCCTAACCGGCCCGTTGGCTACGGTAAAGATGGTCGTATTGCCGGAAGCGGCAGACAAGTTTGTCTTGGTGAAAGTCGCAGAACGAGCTTGCTGCTGGAGTAAATCTTCCAAACGCTCAAGGTTAGAACCATCATCATCGGCAGTAATGTCCGAAGTATCAGCACTCAAAGGAATACGGATTGCCTGCTGGTCAAGAGCGTCAGTTCCCCAGTTGTTAAAAGCCTTTAGTGAACCTGGCTCATACATTGTGGAATAACTATCAGAATACAAATAGTTATTGGCCCACACACCAGTTGCAGCACCACTGCCATTGATACAATACTTGGTAGTGAGCGTGTTGCTTAACGTGTTGTCCATAATGACCAGATTGAGCGGAACAGAAGTAGTCCAGTAGATGCAACCGAGCTGGGAATCGCCAAAGACAGTATTACCAATTATCGTAGTATCCTGGATAGCCGTTTCTGAAAGGTCGATAAAACAATCGACATCGGCGGCCGTGGCAGAGGTATTGTAATATGTGCAATTCTTGACAGTTAGTTTGTCAGCCAAAGCGTCAACATCGATACATATTTCAAATTCCTCGTCACTGCCTTCAGCTACAACAAATGCACAATTCTCAATCGTACAGCCGATACCGGCATCCTCTACCCGAAAAGCGTAGGTACATTTGTCAGCGCCCGCTTGTAATCGCAGGTTCTTAACCGCAATACCGGCATTGTCAAGGGTGATTTCGTCCGTAGCGTCATTCCAGGTCAGTAACGGTCGTGCATCGCCTTCGCCCATACCGATAAATGAAACATTGGCTATATTCAGAAGAAGGTCGCCTATCTCTTCATCGTGTCCGTCGGCAATAAAAACTACATCACCGGCAGAACAGGCAGCCTCAGCAAGAGCGACAGTAGCATAAGCATTTTCCATAGTCAGGCCAGAACCGTCGCCGGAAGTGCCACTGTCAACATAGCGAATCGTTCCTGCACAACCTAACATTGTAGGGTCGTTAAGATTCAATTCTTCAACTCTCCTAATGTAAATTTCATCACTGGCAGTTATCGCCTCTGAAGAGGAAACATTAAGAGTGAATGTTCCGGTTGCTGAATCATAATCGGTAATATCAATAGTTTCGCCTTCATAAGTACCGGCCGAAGAATTGTTGTAAAGCCAAACCAAAGACCAGCCGGTATTAAAGTAGTCATTGCCAAAACCAGATAAACCAAGACATATTGCCTGTGTATCAGTACTGTTGGTCTGACATTCTCCCGTATAACCGGTATCGTCAAGAGCAGCTATCGAAGCCACTAAACTCGTTCCAGTATCGGTAAGAATATCCCGAAGAAGGGTATCGTAGTTTATCGTCTCAGCATCTTCGGTCTGAATACAGATATTATCAGGTGAAACAAACATTGCATCGGCGACAATCGCAAAAGATGAGCCGTTGCCGTAGCATTTGTTGTTGATTATACTTCCAGTCGAAGCAGTCTCGAAGCCTATTGTCTTACCAGCACTGGTATCGTAATTGTGGATTACGTTGTCATTAACTAACATCTCAGTTGAAGTCGCAGCAGTAGCCTTAATAACATAATCACTCCAGTCGCCATAGAAATGGTTGCCGGATATAACTGTCTCGTCGGAAGCACCTTCGATAACTATCGCAGAAGAACTTGTGCCGCCAGTTGCACCAATAAAACTGTTACCGACAATAGTCAGCCTATGAGCGGCAGTAGTAACATTGACCATTATCAAAAGCTCCTCGTTGCTGGAATTTTCCCTAAACTGACAACCGAGAATTCTTAAACCATCACCAGTTGCAGCTACGTCAAAACCATAAGTCGAACCTGTAGCAAATTCACCCAGAAAGCGAATGTTGTAAACCGTTACATCAGGTGAACTTACTCCGACTTTAGATGCCTGCGCAGTTAGGGAAATCTCCGGCATTTCATCGCCTGGACCGAATCCGATAATAGTCATACCTGGACAATCAAGGTCTAAAGCAGATGCGGTTGCAATATTTTCAGCGTGAGCCTGGGCGACAAAAACAAAGTCGCCAGCGTTATCCGTGCATAGGTCAATGCCTTCCTGCAAGGTATCTTTGGCAGTTGACCAACTTGTTCCCGCACCTTCTGATGATACGGCGGAATCAACGTAATAAATTGTGCCAGTTCCTTTTCCAGTAATGCCTAATTCCGCTTCGACCTCAACCATAAACCGTCTGACAGGATCGTCGGTAGCATTAGTCCTGACAAATTGCAGGTTCTTCTTATAGTTATCAGCCCCGTAGGTAAGACCATAAGTTGCGTTCGCCATAAACAGGGTCAATAACAAAACTAACAAAATCTTCTTTTTCATTTTCTATATCCTTAAAATATTGGGAATGACCGGCAGAAAGGGTAAAAGAACCGGCCACTCCCTGTAAATATTAACTCGGCACTCCGACATTGGAGCGCGTAACCTGAACGTTATCCTTCGTTCTCGGCTTACTCGGTGACATTGCAGCATTGATACTTACCGTCGCCGTTCCATTACCATCAGCCAGCGTTGAAATAAGACCAAGATACCGATATGTAGCATCGGCAACTTCTGCAATCTGCATCCCAAGCTCACAACGGGCAATGTTGCGGTCAGCCGCAGCAATACGAGGGTCGGCAGCCGTATTAACGATAACGATACGACAGACACTTCGCACAAGGGTATCCAGTGTCGCCGTAGATGAGACAACAAGGTCAAATTGATAAGTTGAACTTGTCCCCGCCGAACCACCTATGGCCGTCTCGCAAACAATACTGAGCCACATATCACCGAAACCCACATCGGCTATTGTGCCTAAATCAATAACGTTTTCGCTATCAGTTGCACCATTAGTTAAATCTTGTGCTGTTGAAAGCGAACCTAAAGCCTCTAAAATCATTTTATATCTCCTTAAAATTTGTTTTTAAGCTGTTACTTGGGTTTCTCCGCTTGATACGGCCTTGTTAAGAGCATCGAGTCTGCGGATTATTACATTCGGGCCAATCATCGGAAGAACCGTCTGGTAAATGTTCTTATCCGACATAAAGACCTTTAATTTATCATTCGCACCCAAAACTAACTGGGTATAAAGGTCTGCATCGCAATAGAGCATCCACATCTTGCTGCTTGACAGGTTGTGCTTGAGAGATGCACGAATGACGTTGTTAATCAAATCTGCGCCAGGGGTATCGGTCGAGCCGCAGGGCACATTGGCTATTCTCTTGACTGCCCTCTGGTCTCTGATGCAGATACCCGCCTGAAGCATATATTCGTGGATAATATCCCACCGGCCTTCGGCGGCATCCAGTGAAGCGGGATTAGAGGCCGACCCAAAATCCTGAACGAATACCTCGCCTTTATCCTCTAACGAAACCCCTAAAGTCGGGTGATTAGGATTGTAGATAAGGTGGACTGTAGTAACGCCAGGCTGCATAAGCCAGGCGCTACGGAGGTCATCACCCGTCCCGCCAACGTCGTAGCAAAACTCACTGTCGATAGCGTTCCACGGCGCTCTCTTCATTAAGCCGACAATAGAGTTCTGCTTCGGAGTAGTCTGGCCTTCGAGGAGAAGATTTGCCCAGGCCTGGGTATTGCCCTCAAGATGGTTCCTGTCCTCATCGGCGACGAGTGCCTGTGAAACGTCCGCACCTTCAGTGGTAAGAACATCCTTCGGCGACTGCCACCTGTCCCTGATAGTTGCCAACGCCTCTACGAACGGCGTTCGCTGTGACTTGCTCGAACCCCACGTATCACCGATATTGACTAATGAACCGGAAGGAAGTGCGCTTAATCTCACTCCCTGATGGAATAAACCACCATTCGAGGGAAGGGCATCCAGGTCGGCAAGAAGGTCACAAACCTCGGTGAGTGTGTTAGTGACATCTACCATCCCCCCATCTGGTGCTTTTAACTTTTGTACATCGAACAGATTTGCTCTGTTAGCTAATGCAAGCGTGCTCATTGAAATTCTCCTAAAATAATTTTCAGTTTTAACTATTTTTCGGAGAAGGTGTCTCTTGCGAGGCTTCACCTTGTGTTTTCGGGCTACACATAAAGCCCACCGTCTTTCCGGTTGCCACAAGGCCCAACACGCTTGTGTTAGGGTATCTCAATTTTTATTTGAGAAAGAGCAGTATCTGCTTTTACGCAGGTGCTTTTTTCCAGCCCAAAGCCTTACCAGTTTTTGAATCTGCTGGGTCTGGCTTGGTTTCTATTACTTCCGCAGTGCCTCCACCGCTTTCAGTCGAACCTTCGGCGGCAAGAGGCGATAACAAGGTTATCATAGTTTTGGCCATAGTAAAGTTTTTAGTCAGCATACTACTTGCCATTGTATCGCCGACCTCTTCAAATTCTTCAGTAGTCAATCCGGCATTGTTCTGAATGGCTCGGCGCAATAGCTCTGAAAGCTCCTTGACCTTATCGGCGTTGCCATAATGAGCAACCAGTGCTTTATTGGTCTTTTCGGCGGCATCTTTGGCCTGCACCGCCGCTCTGGCCGACTGTGCCTCAATTGCGTATTTGGTCAGCGCACCGTTATATAACTCGATAATGTCCTTCACTACTGATTTCGGCCATTTCTTTTCAACCGCCGTTTTCTTGAGCATACCGGCGATGTTATCATCGACTACACCGCCTTCGGCCATACCGGCCTTAAAGTCTATGTCGGCTAATGCCTCTACGCTCTCGGCATGCTCGATACCAAGCACCTTGTTAGCCTGCGTCCTGAAACTGTTTCTCGCCTCATCATCAGGCAGTTTGTCAAGCGATTCGGGTATCTTAAAGGGCTTGCCGACCTCCTTCATAGCATTGAAGCCGCCAATTAAGGCAGCCTCTTTGCTATCGTATTTGCCCATAGCTGTCTTAAATGCCTCTTGGGACTCTAACGTCCCTAACGATTCGTGTTCAAATTCGTCTGTCCAATGTTCCATAATTTGTCCTTTCTATTTCCAATAATCAACGGTTATGAAAGTTGTCAGGTTCTCTTTCTTGTCCGGCACACAATCCCGCTCTAAAGTTATTTTCCGAATATCTTCGGGCTTAATTTTGTTCTTGCGGCAGAACATCCACAGTAAAGACTCATCGTAATCCGACCGGCGAACGTTCTGCGCCCGCATTACACTTATAGTTGTAGTTGTCTTTATCACAGCAGGCTCACCTTTTGGCTTGTCAGCAACTATCCTGTATTTCGGTCTTGGTTTTTTCGGAGCAGGTTGGGGCGTAGCCTGCGGTTTCAGCCGGTTGCAGGCCATTTCAAGGTCTGTCGGGTCGGTATAAGTGGATATCTGCTCATCGGTGAAGCCTATGTTCTTTGCTCGCTCAATAAGTGCTTCAGGCAAGATGGCCTTTGGCTCTGGCAACTTTTCTTTCAGCAAGTCCCACAAAACATCGTATTTCGCCTGTGGGTCAAACTCAATACCCTTAATCTTGAGTTCGGCGATAACTGAATCTTTTGTCTGCCGTGCCATACTTATCCTTTCTTTTGAGCGATATTCAAAACTTGATTGGCTACCCTGAACAGAAACCGCTTCCGCTTATCCTGCTGATACAATACTATCCCTGCAAGGTTCCTGAGAAAGCTCTGTTCACTACCAGAGACTATCAGCAAAACCTCAGCAAGAATGTCATTGTGCAGGGCTGTGTCTTCGGGCGTCTCGATTCTGGTGAATAACTTGCCTAACCGATAGGCAAGAAAATCCCTGCCAGCAGACCTGTATGCCCTTGCTAATCCTTTGCCAGTTTCACTCATCCGTGCACTCCCCTTTCAATATGCTCTTTCATTGAGTTTTGTAATCGTTCCTGTTCACGAGCCAACAACATAATTGAATAAAGCACATCATTCATAGTAATATCTTTTTCCACGCACTTGTCACAAAAAGCCCGTGCTTGTTCTGACGACATATTACCAAATCTACTCTCATCGATTGCTTGAATAAATTCAGTCATTTCTTAATCTCCCTTTCTCATCAACAATACGATCAGAAGGCATCACGTTGCAAATGCGTTTTATAGCATCCTGGTCTTCTGCAATAAGACCGTTGGCTTCCAAATATCTTCCCAATGACCCAATATCTCGAATCAGTTCTTCTGTTATCATTTATACGATTAACCCATTATTGTCTGGTATAAACAATCCAGGCCGCAAAACAGCTTTCAAAATAAGAGTATTGTCAGTAGTGTTTAACTGAACCTTTACGCCTGCGGCCGGAGGCACCTGCTTTAATTCATCGGCTCTAAAAGTAATTTCACCACCCCTGCCAGCAACTATTTTCCATAAAAGAGCGTTTATTATATGCTGAGCGCTGTTCTTGCCGAAACGAGCCTTAATCTCTCGCTCCAACTGCCTTCTTTTGGCTCTTGTATCTGTCTGTGCTATCATTTAGCTGCTCCTAATCTTATTGTCATACGCACCTTTTATAAGTTTCGGGTCTCTATAAAACAATACTCTTTTTGGCTTTTCCATTATCCTGTCCCTTTCTAACCTTCTGCTCCTGCCAACGAACCTAATACACTATCCGGCTCGACTGAACCGGAAACGTCCTTGCTTGCCTTGGCCGCCTCAATCGTATTCTCGAACTGCTGCTGTTGCTGCCTCTGCTGGTTGATTATGGCAATTGCCTCCTCATACTCATCCTTCGGCACGATGTTCTTCTGCGGAAAGTCAACCGCCTCCAGTATGTCCTCTAATGTATCATATTCCCTGATTGCCATAGCAAGGTCAGGATATAATTGTATCAAGCCGGAAATTGCTGTAATCCCAGATTGTATCGGCTCTAATGCCTGATTCCTCTTCTGCGCCTGAGCTAATGCGCCTATGAAGACCGGCATAATCCCAATACTGTCAACAGGCTCTTTGGCGTTGGATACTACAATGTCAGTAATCTCACCTAACCGCTCGCGGTTAAAAGGCCCACGACCGGCAGCCCACTCAATACTAATCATCCGCTCGTCACAGCTTTCGAGATACCTCGAATGGGTCTCGATAGCAGGACTTAATAATGTAGATTTCTCACCTGCCATCTGCCAGATTTGCGTAGCCGTTACAGGCTGTTTGTTCATTCGTATAAGGTCAGTGAACATCTGGAACCGGTCAACGTAAAACCATCGCTTCAAAGCATCTTCGTATAAATCAGATAACTCTTTGCTCAACTGGACGTCACCAATAAGGTCCAATTGCTTAGGCGGCCGGTCATATTCGGCAGCAGTTACTAACATCTCCCCTTCAGCGGATAATGCTAATCTATTCTTCATTGTGTTTAAGGCAAATACCGGCATCCGATTCCTTAACTGAATGTTCTCAAGATAGTTCTTCTGAACCTGCTGCAAACCCATACAGTCCCAAATCGCATAAAAGGAAGGTGTCCGGCTAACGGTCTCCCAGGGCTTCTTATCGAAGTCCCAGGTAGCGAAGGGTCGGGAAAAATAGCCTATGTTCTCATTCAATGGGGTATTCTTCTTTTCGTCGTCCGATTCAGTGATTTCAAGGAAATATACAGAATACCAGGTCCACTGGCCTTTGGGCTTGTCCCAGCCATTCCAAATCGGGTCAGTAGCCCTGAAAACCGCCCTGTAAACGGTAAATACATCGTTCAACTTGCCTGATTTAAGGGCGTTATTGACCTCCTTACTCAACTTTTTCGTGCGTTTCGTTCCCTTATCGTCGTCCTGGCCTATGAATGTGTCGAATATCTGCTTCGCCGTCCAGGTCTTGTCCTGAATGATAACACCCTCAATCTGGTTGAACTTGTCGTAATACGACCGGACGTTGGTATAATGCTGCGGCTGCCACATTGTCCTGCCACTTACAATATCCTCCTCACCGAACATTACCGGCCCGCCCGTGGTTATACCATCCAACGTAAACTGCGGCTGGACGTCGTAAAAGTTAGACCTGTGATAAACGCTTGCCATATGTTCTTTTATGTCTTGAGTCCACAAATCAAGCTCATCCACGCCCCTTAACTCAAACTGCCTCATCTGGTATCTTATCCAGACTATGCTCTTCGAGACTGATAAACCCTGAAAGCCCGTTGCCATAACCCTCGAATACCACGCACCTGAGCCGTTATAGATGTCCTGACCTAACAGCCCATTCTTATCGTCCGTCTCTAATAGCTCATCCGGCCGGAAAAGGGCGTTGATAGTATGGCGATTATTGTTGACCTTCGCATAGTCAGCCTCTGGCTCTTTCCAGCGGTCGAGTATTCGTTCGTATAATGTCTTCAGCGGTCGAGTATTCGTTCGTATAATGTCTTCTTGTCCCAGTTCATAAGACTCCTTCTGGGCAACAAAAAAAGGCAGCAAGTAAGGTGGTAAGCCCTTACCGGCTGCCTTATATTTGTTCTTAGCACCTTCAAGCTGGCCAGCTATCAGGTGAACCCGTTATTTAGAATTTATTTTATTCCAAGCCTTCTCTAATTTACCATCTCCCCAGTCGTATATCGACACTTGCCTGCCACAACTGCACGAAAGCACAGGAGCATATTCGCCGTGCCCCCGACATTCCGAACCAACTGTCGGTTTAGTAGTATTGCCACATATACACGAAGCCAATAAATTAAGATTTATCCCAAATTGCGTCATACCTTTGGCTTTGTCACGCCTTCACTGTGAAGCGGCCTTGTTGGCTTCCTTCTGCTTGTTCTGGTCTTTATATGGCATTATCTCGCTAATATCCGCCCTAAACCTCTTGTCAGTATATGGTTATCGTAGCTACTCTTGCCCAGTTTAGTCTCTAAATTACCAGCTATGGGCGTTGTAGAGCCTAATCTCTTTCCGTTGATGGTCTCAGTCAGCCATACCATTCCTAATCCCTGAAAGGCATCACTACCATCAGCACTCCAGTCATCCTCTGGTTTATCATTGAACCGTTGAGCGTCACCATCCCACTCATAACGATAGAAACCTAAACACTTTATGAGCCTTGTGGTGTTCTGGGTATCAAAGAAGCAATGGGGGAATATCTGCCTTGCTGCCTGAATACTATCAGCTTTACTTAGTGTCCTCGGCACACGGATAACCCTGTTGACATCCAATAACTCGCCTATTGTATCCAATAAGGGCGTTCCAGTCTCCATACTGCGCTTGCTAACATCGTGCGGGACGTAGTGTTTAGCGTAAAGATAAGGCTTGTCCTTAACGACCTTACAATGATAAACAATGCCTCTACTGGCCTCCTCGTGGTAGTCTATGACGTGAACTTTCTCGCCTATGAATTGAACGAAGATAATCGCTGTCGGATGCCCAATTCCTAAGTCCCAGAAGGTATAAACCGGCTGCGTAGCCCTGTAAGGCAGGAATCTTATCCTCCCGTCTGTCCTTACCTTCTCTAACTCTATCCCGAATACAGCCCCTTCGACAGACTGCTCGAATGCCTCAGCAGGATATGAAGGATGCTCCCGCTTCATAAGTCTGCCTAAGCCCATAGCCCCATCACGGGTCAGGGCATACCAGGCTTGCTTCTGGTCGTTAAGGTCTATATCGTAATTATCCTTCAATTCCTTGAAATACCGCTTTAAGGCATCGGAAACAACTATTCCCTCTGGTTCAGTCTCGTTCTTATCATCCTTGAACCAGGGATAGAAATGAAATCGACACTGCTTCTTGTTGAGCTTGATACCCTGCTTCTCTCTGGCTGTATCAGCCTGAGCCTGTTGGCAGGCATCGTAAAAATCACCCGCCCCGCCGTCTGCCGTGCTCTCGTCAAAATAGTAACTGCCTTCGTGCAGAGCTGGCATAGTGCCCGTTTTAAGCTCTTCCGCCTTTTTAGGATACTTTGCACACATCTTGCCGTGTTCGGATACGTGCAAAGCTCTCAAGGTGCTTGAACGCATCGACGTTGCTACCCTTAACCAGCTATTGTTGGCCAGTTTAAGCTCATTAGCGTCACACTTTAAGGCTGGAATACGCTCTAATATCACCGGAGGCAGGTTTTCATACGGATACTTGATTTTAGTGGCGAATATGTGCTGAACGTCTTTAAGCGTATGAGCTACTATCCCAGCCTCGATATTGTCGTTCCATAAACACAAGTCTAACATAAGTAAGTCAATAAGTGTGCTGAAGCCGTGCTGCCGGCTCTTTAAGAGTAAGTTCCAATACCACATATCCTTATAAAATCTATCCTGCATCGGCCGCATCTTGAATTTGACACGGTTAGACTGCTCGTCAATAATCCAATACAGGTTGTTAAGCCGCCAGTATGGGTCATGTAGCTGCAATTCGTCAAAACCCTTTTTAGTCTTATTCTTTAATTTGCAAGCCTGTGCCGTCACTGCTTATTTCCTTCATTAAATCAGCTAAAGCATCAGTTACGCCGTGCTTTGTCTCGCTCTTATCCTGCATATCCGTCAAATTCGTAGCTACAAACTTAAAGCTGTTAGCTGGAGACAGTCCTGACAGGCCTACATCAATCAGCCATTCCTTCCTAAGTTGTATAGCCTTATTGTAAGCTTGCAGAAAGTCTTTGTGGAATACTGAGCTTTCTTTATCAGCCCAGCTATAAATCGTTCTATAACAGACATTTATAGAATCAGCAAACCTTACAAACGACGGCATCCTTTGGTATTGTCTTTTGCCGTTTACTACTGTCCAGGGTTTAATATCAAAGCAGGCTATTAACTGTTCGCAAAATTCAGGCTTGTATTTAGTTGGTGCGCCTGGTTTGGTAGTGTAATTATACTTTTTGGGTGATTTTACCCCCCGATGTTTCTTTTTTTCAACATCCTTGTTTTTCATAGTAAACACCATTGTTGATAATTATAAACACTTCTTTGAAGTTTGTCAAGATATTTTTCACTTTTTTTATTATTTTCCTGATTTTTCTCTTGACTTGTTGATTTATTGACGATATACTTTATATAGATGATGAAAGATAATCAACTGAAACCTTAATCAAAGGAGTATGAACAATGGAACATACAAAAAGTGATATTGAAACAGCTATTGTTAAAGAACCCTGCGGGTGTCTGATAATGACTGTTGCCAAGCGAACCAAAGGCAACAAAACAAATCTCTCTGGGTTTAGGATTGAGCATTGCCAACTTCATAAGGCCGCACCGAAGCTGCTGGCTGCGTGTGAGAAATTATATGACATAGAAGAATATCGACGAAAACTATGCAGAGCCAGTGATTTAAGCTCGCCAGAATTACCATTAAGCGAGATTCAACAAATTGCTAAACAAGCTATCGCAGAAGCGAAATAAGGCATACATTAGCCCTCAAAGAATTATTTAACGCCTTAGACGGCAAGCAGTTAAGCTGTTTTTGGGCAGAAAGGCTGGAAATGCGATATTTACTCATAATCCTGTTTTTTGTGTCCGGTTGCATAAGTCAGGCAGATATTGACTACCAGCTCAGCCGATGCCCACAATTCGTCCAAGATAATGTCGGGACGATAGAATACAGGCCGGTCAGTATTCCATCTTTACTCCTTATGAACGGAGCTACGCACAAGCCAACCGGCAAGATTTTGCTGTTCGCTTTGGCCGACGAGCATACTATTCTGCACGAGATAGGCCACAGCGTCTATTTTAAGACGCCCCACGCTCGATTTGACGCAGATTTCAGGGCAAGGCGGGGATTTATCAGCGTTTGGGCGATTGGCCACTACGAGGCCATAGCGGAAGCCTTCGTGGAAGGTATGAAAGGTCGGTCAAACCCGAAAATTGACTGTGCAATGAGATTTTTTAACGGAGAATACTATGAAAACAGATAAAATGCCAGGTTTTAAGAAAATCAAAGCTATATCACCAATTAAGACATCAGAACAATCAATATATATCGGTGCCTTGCACGTAAATAGAGTAAAAGAAATAGCTGTCTGGCTGACCCGTGAGCTTAAAAGGCCGGTATCTACGCAAGAGGCCGCTCGGTATGTTATTGATAAATTCTCTTTCGGGAAAAATGACTTTAATCGTTCTTGACCTTTAATTCAGGGTTGTCGTGGACGTCACTAATGACTTCCAAGTCAAAATAATCATCTTCGCCGCCAGTGCCGGTTGCACCGTAATGTGTGTGAAAATATCCATCGTTCAATTCCCATCGCAAGCCACTTTCATCCCACATAAATCCCTTTGGGTAATCTTCGCCCGCATAACGAATAGGAGCTTTGGCAAAAATATCCTTGCCATTTTTATCTTTGCGGAGAAACTGGCCGACTGTTTCAGGGATGACTCTAAAGGCCGTGTTTATCTTTAACGATTTGCCATTTGTCATTGACCAACCACTGCCATATTTCTCTGTCGGAAACACCAAAAGGATATAAGCTACATTGTTTACTTGAAATAGGCACCCATACGCCCACTCCCCATTATCAACCCGCTTGCCTCTGAATTTACGCATTATTTCACCTTTTTTTCCAAAGCCATATCAAGACAATAATTACTTCGATTCCACAGAGACCACAGCCTCCGTTGTCCAAGATTGGATAGGGTTTACCGTAATATCCCAAGCGAAAATCCTTTTCTTCGGCTCCCAGCATCCATTTATGGGTTCCAAGGAAACCTCGATATGGAATACGCCTGCGGCCTCCGGCGAGAAGGTAACAATGTCATTCACATCATCTATCACTGTGCCTTGCGGCCAGCTCTCGCCAAGCAGTGTAGTCTCTACAGGCTCATTGGCATCGTTGACAGATGAAAACTGCGCCCTGAAGACTTCGTTCTGGCACATTTCGTAGTCTGCACCAAGTGCTATTCTCGATAGCAATACCAAAATCAGAATTGTTATTAGCTTTTTCATAATTAGTTTCCTTTCGTCTTTAGAGCCTGTTCAAGCTCAATAATTCGTTCTCGTGCTTTTGCCAATGGAGATTCACAAAAGTTTTCAGCAGATACCATTATTGATAGACCACTTTCTTCGGCCTGTAATAATGCGGCGATGGGCTGCATCTGTTTCCGTGTTTCAGGAAAATGGTCAGAGCGAAACAATGCTGATATAAAAGACTTTTCAAACTCTGTTTCAGTCTTAATCTCCAGTGCCCAATCCTGATGATTGTGCCTATTGCCTTTGAATCCAAGAAAGTCAACTTTCATAATCATTCACCTTTCAACGGCTTCGGCTGTCCCCATACTTTCGACAGTAAATAAGCTGACCGGCGAGGGGATATTCTTTTGCTTCTCTTTGCTTTCAGCCTCAATAAGACCTTTGCCCAGTCGCTTATTTCCGAACACGCCCAGTCGTCAGGATTTTGCACAAGAAAAGGCTGGAGGAAACTGAGAACAAATCCATAATCATAGCCAGCACCGACAAGCCTCTGTGCCTCGTCCATAAACACTTCAAAGCGATAATCAGAGACTTCACACTCAATATAGCAATAGCGTTCGGGGTGCTTACCTAAAACTTCAGACGCAGGGGCGAAGCGGACTCCCTTCCACTTACCCCTTGTAGTTGAGGAGAAGCATTGACCTGCGTATTGTTGGGTAGCATAGGCATTAACTGTATCAGCAAAATCAATATATCCAAAGTTTCCGTGTTCGTCCGGTATCCACATTTCCTCGTGCGAATATGAGTATCTTAAAATGCGCCAATTGTAAAACAGCGCCAAAAAACCTGTCCATATAACTATTGCCCTGCCAACAAAAGAATCCTTGCCTTTATGGAAAACGAACCTAACTTTCACGGCTTCTCCTTTATATTAAAATTAAGACAAGCAAATTCCCCAAACAATTCTAATGCCGCAGAATCATAGGCTCTTGCTGCCTCAATTCGGTTGTCATAAAGGCCAATGTATTTTTGTTTTCTGTTTAGGCATATTTTGGCCATCCATTGTTTTGTTTTCTTAAACCAAGAAACCCCCTTAAATCCGCTTGAGTTATTTTTTCTCATAGGCTGATTGTGTTGATTACCAGAGCCATTACAAGCCCTAATGTTTCCTCTGCGGTTATCAAGGCCGTTTCCGTCTTTATGGTCTCCAAGCACGGTTTTTTGATGTAACAAACCCAAGATGACTCTATGCATTCTGATTCTACGGGGCATATTAACTTCAGATTTCAGCCTATTTCTTACAACGTAAAATGTTTTTCTGTGCCTACTCGCATACCATTTCCATTGATTGAGCCATTCATAATCTTCATCATCAACTAATGCAAACTTGCCTTGTGTTAATTTGATACGTTTCATAATGCTATCTCCTGTAATAGCTCCTGAAATAGTTGTGCGGCAGGACGATTCAGGATGTATCGCCTTTTCGGGTTGCATACCCTATCCGCACATATCGGCGTGTGATATACGAATCTGATTTTCATTACGTTATCGGCGGCAAGCCCCTCAATGCTCGAATAATATTCTCAGCAGCCGGCCCCAAAGCCTTTTTGAGTTTTTCTTCGAGCTTCGTCCAATCATCAGGATTCGATTCCTTGAACGCTTCAATCGCCGCTACAACGGACGCAGTAGTCGAATGATATTGTTCCGCCTCTGACTTCGCATCGACAAGCTGCGGCTTAATTTTCCTGAAAGCTGCAAGAGCACCTATCAAAATGGCCGCAAGGCCAGCAGGTATTAAGCCTGGCCAGATAACACTTAAAGCCATTAGGACGGTTATGCCGGTCTCGACATACTTCTCGACTTCTGCCGCCTTTTCAGCATCGAGGGCATACTGTGTTTCGCCCGATGCTGGGTCGGTTGACTCGACACAGCCCGTCAGACCAACCGACAGCACAACAGCTAACAATAATACTTTGAACCACTTTTTCATTTTTCTGTCCTTTCAATTATGGTTAATCTTCTTAAATTCAATTACCCAACACCAACAATTCGTGTCCCAGCCATAACCTCGCTTTGCGTTGATAGAGTCCCAAAGATTTATAAACCAATCGATAGTTCTTTCATTATCATTATCAGTCAGCCA